CGCAGACAACTTGAGGCCTTCGGGGAAACCCTAGGCGACAGCGTCACCCGCAAAGAAGGCGGGCGTATTGTTTATGGCGGCGGCGGTGCTTCTGCTCCTGCACAAACCACCCAAGTCTCGGACCTTCCTGACTGGGCAAAACCGTACGCTAAGGACACACTCGGCCAAGCTTCTGCGCTCACGGACATCAACCAGAACCCGTACCAGACGTACGGCGGTCAGCGCATCGCTGACTTTTCGGGCCTGCAGACACAAGCGCAAACGGCTGCCGGTAACTTGACTGGCGCTCCTCAGATGGGTGTGGCTACGGGTATCGCTGGTCAGGCAGCTGGTCAGGCGCTCAATATGGGGTACGACCCTATGCAAGCGTCGATGATGTCTGTGCAGGCTCCCGGCCTGCAGAACTTCCAGATGGGTCCAGCCCAGCAGGTGCGTACAGGCTCGTTCACTCAGCCGGGTACAGCCGACGCCTACATGTCTCCGTACATGCAAAACGTTGTCGACATCCAGAAACGTGAGGCAGGACGTCAGTCAGACATTCTGCGTAACCAGCAGCAAGCCCAAGCAGTGCAGGCCGGTGCTTTTGGCGGTTCCCGCCAAGGTATCGTTGAAGCTGAGCGCCAGCGCAATCTTGGCCAGCAGATGAATGACATCCAAGCACAGGGTTCACAAGCTGCGTACCAACAGGCGCAGCAACAGTTCAACGCCGAGCAACAAGCACGTCTGGCTGCGCAGCAAGCCAACCAACAGGCAGGTCTGACAACAGGTCAGGCGAACTTGAACGCACTATTGGGCGTTCAGAATCTTGGCGCAACGCAAGGCTTGGCAGCGCAAACAGCCAACCAACAGGCATACCAGAACGCACAGCAGCTGGCTGAACAGTCTCGTCAGTACGGCGCAGGGCTTGGTCTGCAAGGGCTTCAGACCGCCCTCACGGGTGCAGGTCAACTGGCCAATATCGGCCAGCAACAATTTGCGCAGAACCAAGACGTCATCAACCTACAAAACACATTGGGCCAGCAGCAAACCGCCCAGCAGCAGAACATCCTGTCGCAGCAGTATCAGGACTTCCTCAACCAACAGAAGTATCCGTACCAGCAGCTGGAGTTCATGTCGAATATCCTGCGCGGCACCCCGATGGGTACGGTCAGTACGCTGTACGGCCAACAGCCGTCTGCGGTCTCACAGTTGGCGGGCCTAGGCACAGCCGCGTATGGCGCATCGCAGCTCATGGCTGATGGTGGTGAAGTTAAGGCTTCTGGTCTGGCCGATCTGGCTCTCTCGAAAATCTGAGGTTAAGTATGATCAACGTCAATCAGATCACTTCGATGCTGGCCAAGATGCCAGATCAGGCGCTGCAGCAATACGCTGCCATGCACAAGAACGACCCGTACATCATGTCGTTGGCTGTGTCGGAGTCTAACCGTCGCAAAGAAATGCGTTCGGAAGGTCAGGCACGTATGGCGGGTCAGCAACAGCCCAAAGTTGTGGATCAAGATATTGCTGGAATGCATCAGCAAGCCGCGCCTATGCCAGAAGAGCAGGGTATTGCGCAGTTGCCAGCAGGAAATATGAACTTTGCGGACGGCGGTATTGTGGCGTTTGCTGACGGCGGAAACATTGCACGGGATAACCCTGCCGCCATGAGCGTATTAGCTCCTTTGCAGCAGGCCGTTCTGACGGCAAAACAACAATACGAGGCCGCTGCCAATTCAGGCGACTCTCGTTCTGCGCAACTGTACCTGCAGCAACTTTCCGACGCACAAAGTCAGCTAAGTTCAGCGGCAAAGCAGCAGTTTGGTGACAGCTCTGCAGGGCAGGCTATCACTGCTGCTCAACAAGCCTCAGCTCCTGCCGCACCTGAACCAGCGCAGACAGGCACGCCACCTATCCCTAGTACCACGCAAAGCGTGTCTCCATCAGCACTCTCTGCACAATCCTCTGGTATTGGCGCTCCTCCTAGTACTGGTGCTGCTCCCGGTATGGGTAGCCCTCGTGGTTTCGGTGATTACGCTGCTGCCAAAGCCGGCCTTGCAGACTTGTACAAAACCCCAGACCTGTCCGAGTACGAGCAGGCACGCAAAGACCAAGCGGGTGCAGGTGTGGGTATTGCCCAAGAAGCCGCTGGCCGCACCAAAGACTTCTATGACAAGCTAGGTGAGTTTGGGCTGAAGCAAGAAGAGCGCCTGAAGGCGCGCGAAGGCAAGCTGGAAGAAGACACGACAAAGAACAAAGGCCTGTCTATTCTGGAAGCCGGTCTGGCCATGATGTCTGGAACATCCGCCAACGCTTTCGAGAACATCGGCAAAGGCGCTATGGCTGGCGTGGCCAATTACAAGAAGGGTCTGGCTGCGCTCAACGACCGCAAAGACCGCTTGGATGACGCTTACAACCAGCTGGACACCGCCCGCTACAGCGATCAGAAAGACCGTTTCCAGCAGATGGAAGCAGCCCAGAAGAACGTGGATGCGGCCAAACTCGGCATCTACCAAGCAACGACCGACATCGCTGCCAAGAAGACAGACCTCAGTGCCCAGCAAGCCCGTGCTTTGGCTGATGCCACCGTTAAGTCTGTTGAAAGTGAGCGCGATCGTCAAAGCCGTCAAGCTATTGCTGCGGCTCCGGGCGACACGCAAAAACTGTACACAGCGTTGGGTGGCGGTGATCTGCGGAAGGGTTTTGAGGCTGCCAAGCAGATGGAAGCTGCTAACAAGAAGGACATCATGACGCAGTACACGGAATGGCTCAAAGCCAACCCAACACTGGCCATGGACCCCAACAAAGCGATGTCCGAGTTCATGAAACAGTCTTTGGTCATGGGCGGTATCGGGGCTCCGCAGCTTTCATCTAAGCCAACTGGACAGGTGCAAGGTAGTTTGAAATAATACGTACACCCCAAGGCTCCCGGCGGCTTTGGGGTGTTTTTCCAAGCCGAGACTGACACTGCTATGGCCCAATATCTTTCCCTTCCAAACGGTAACTCTATTGAAGTCCCTGAAGGGATGGATGCCCGAACGGCTTACGCCAAAGCCATGGAGCAGTTTCCTGACGCGTTTGGCCTTACGCCAGATGTAAAGCCCCCAGAATCAGGTTTCACTGCCGGCCTGAAAAGCGGTATTGAATCACTCAAAGGTGACATCGGCGCTCTTGGCGCTGGACTGGGTGTTCAAGGTGCGGCTGAGTACGCCAAGCAGCAACGCGAGAAGGCTGCCCAAATCTATGAAACCCCAAAATTCACTGAGCATCCGCTCGATTACGTCACCGGTTTGCTCGGTCAATCAGCCGCGTACATGGCGGCTCCTGCAGCGGCTGCGCTTGGCGCTGCTGCTCTTCCGCTTACTGGCGCTGCTGCTACTGCTGCTGGTATTGGCGCAGCAGGTCTGGCTTCTGCTACCCAGTTCACTGGCTCCAACCTAAGCCGACAGCTTGAAGAAGGTACTGCGCCTGAAGACCTGAAACTTGGATACGCCGTAGCTGCAGCCATCCCGCAGGCTGCCTTGGATACGGTATCTATGAAGATGCTGCCCGGTGTGAACAAGCTGCTGGGCAAATGGGGTATTGAGGCCACAGAAGAGCAAGCGCTGGCTGCTGCTCGCAAACTGGCACAGGCTTCTACAGCCGGTGTAATCAAAGCCGGTGGTATCGAAGTCGCCAAGAACGCAGGTATTGAAGGCTTGACGGAAGCAGGCCAGCAGGTGCTTGAGCGCATGCAGGCAAATCTGGACTTGATGAGTCCGGATGCGCGCCAAGAGTACCTTGACAACTTTGCCGGTGGTGCTGCGCTGGGTGGCTTGTTTGGTGCAGGCAGCCGATTTGGTGAGCAGGCCCGCGCCAAAGCCAAAGTCGCAGCAGAAGATCGCAAGGTAGCAGATAAAGCCGCTGCTGAAGAACAGGCACGTAAAGAAGCCGGCTATCTGGAAGCAGAAGCCGCAGCGCCCACACAGGCAATGCCTTACGTTGAGCCAACCGCTGTTGCGCAGCCACCACTACCCGGGTTTGAGGCTGTTGAGCCTGCAGCTACGCAAACTGCGCCAGCACCGGCCCCCACAGAACTTCTCCAAGAGCAGCAGTATCTCCAGCGCATCATGGAGGATAACCGCATGCAGCAAAGCGCTGCTGTGGAAAAAGGCGATTACGCCACGGCGGAAAAACTGAGCGATCAGTACAACGCCTTCGATACGCGCTTGAAAGAACTCGACACGCAGATCAAAGATGCTGGCTACGAGGACGCCGAAGCGCAGCGCATCAAGGTGCAGAAGCAAGTGGCCGCCACGCAGGCCAAGCTGCAAAACCTGACCGGGGATGCCTACGACCCAATTGAGGGGCGCAAGCTCATCGACAAACTCAAAGAGCAGCAAGCCAAGCTGACGGAACTTGGTGGTCCGCAGCAGGAACTCAACGCCCCGCTGATGAAGCTGACCACGCCTGAAGAAGGTCTGCGTCAAGCAAATAAAGCTGCTATGGAACAACGCCAAGCCGACTTGGCCGCATCCGCCGCCCCTGCTGAAGAAGCGCAGCCTGATCTGTTTGGCCAGCAACTGCAAGACGTGGCACAGGAGACACAAGCCGGTCGCGCCGAAGACATGACGCATCTGACCACCTTGTTTGGTGGTGCGCTGCAAGGGCTGGAACCTGCCGTCAAACTGCCCGATACCTTTAAGGTGCTGCCGGCACAGCAAGCCAAGGCCAACAAGGCGACGTTCGACAACTTGCTGAACCAGTACCAGAAGGCCAACACTGCCCTGTCCCCCGCTGCCCGAGCACAAGCTGGCGCTATCCGCGACCAGATCAACAGTTTGCGCAGCCAAGACGACGGCTACCTCAAGCGTGCGTTTGACGCCCGTGCCTCTCAGGACGAAGCTCTGGCCAACCTGATGGGCGCTATGACTGACATGCGCTCCGGCATCTACTTTGGTGGCCGTGACGTAGCCGCTGCGTCTACCAACATGGAAGGGCTGCGCAAGCAGGCTGACGAGGCCCGGGCCAAGTACATTGAAGCTGCGCTGCAGGAAGCCGCGATTCATCGCCGTGCTGCCGGCAACCCCGCTATTACTGCCGATGAAGCCGTCAAAGCTGCGGATGCAATGGATCGTGCTATGCGCGAAGCCATCGACGAAGTTGCTACCCGTAGCGAAGCAGATCGCGGTGGCGCATACAAAGAAGAGCAGGTGGTTTTGCCGGCGCAGATGCGCGGTTCTCAAATTGTCAGCCCCGCCGTTACCGAACGGCGTGATGTGCGCCCGTTGTCTGAGCGCCCGTTTGGTGCCCCCAAGGCAGCGCAGGAAGTCATTGCTGAGCAGCTTAACGTGCTGCCTAAAATTCGTGACGATCTGATCAACAAAAAGGCCCCCGTACAAAAAGGTGAAGCCGCTCTGCTGAATAAGCAGTATGCTGCTGCTGAAGCTGCTAAGGTTGCCGAAGCCCGAGGAGAAACTGCTACTACTGTTGGTGGTGAACTGCGCCGCCGCACGGAGTTTGTCCGCAACAAGATGGAGAAGCTGCCCGAGAACATGCGCGGAGCGGCCTCCAAAGTGCTGAATGAATCTGCGGACATTATGGATTCCGGCAAAGCTACCAACGCACTACTCGATGCTGTGGAACCCGTAGTGGACACGCTGAACCGCAATATGATGCCGCGCATGAACGACCTACGTGCAATCAGCGACGCCATCAAAGCCATGGCCCCCACCGCTGTTGAGCAGCAGGAAGCTGGCCAGAAAGACCTGTTTGGCACCACTACCGACCGCCGTCGCAAAGATCAAGAGCTTGGCGTTATCCGCCGCAACTTTGAGGCGTTCCAGAACTCGGAGCCCGTGAAGAAAGCCCGCATGGCAATTGCTCAAGCGGAAGCTGCGGCCAAGCAAGCCGAGGCTGAAGAAAAGGCCGCAGCTGCCAAGCGTGCTGAGCGCAAGGCAGAAGAGCGCGTGCGCTTGGAAGAAACACTGCCGGAACAGCGCAAGGCTTGGGCAGAAGCGTTTGCTTCCGCCAAAAAACAGGCGGTTATTGAGGCCAATGCGACGTTCAATCCCCAGATCGCAAACGCGCTTAAGCAACTGGACAAGATTCGAGAGCAAGTCGAGCAGACTGAGCTCATGGGTGCAGCCGATGTTACGCCGAGTAAGGAGGTCATGGCCGAAGTCAAAGCACTGCGCGACAAATACGGCGCGGTCAAAGAGCGCCTTGAGAACCTGCTGATCGACAAAGAGTCGGCACTGCAAGACGCCAACATCCGCACGCAAGCGTTGCTCGACAGCAATGTCGAGTTCGAGAAGAACGAGCTGCAACGTCTGGAAAAGCAGTATGACAAGCTGGCTGCCAGCACCGCTACACGCCCCGAAATTTTGGCTGCTCAGAAAGAAGCCCAAGCTCAACGCGAAGCTGTGGCTATGGCTGAGAAAAAGCGTGCCGACGAGTTGGCTGAGCGCGATCGTCTGGCCCGTGAGCATGATCAGCGCATGGCCAAGGCTTATCCCGGCGCTGTGCTGCAACGCGTTACACGTGAAGTTGAGGTTCAGTACCGCGACAAAGAAGGCAAGCTGCGCAAAGAGATGGTGCCTATGCGCTCCAACACGGGCTACATCACCGCCCCTGAGCGGCTTGCTGCCGATCTGCGCGAGAAGCAAATTCAGGAGTTGGAAACAGCGCCCAAAGCCGGTACCCGTTCAACGGAGATCACAAAGCGCGCAACAGGCCCTGTGGCACGCGGCACTACCGGCAAGGACGTGGTGAAGATCACAGAGGCTCGTGGCGAGAAGACACGCAATGTAGCTGTTACTTCTGATGAAATCAAGGAAGCTAACGCTATTGCGGAGCAGCTGAAGAAGACTAGCCCCAAAGAACGCGCTGCCCAAGTACAAGAAGCAGAGAAGACCGCTGCTGAGCTGATGGGCATCGACACCGACAAACGCAACTGGCGCAAGAAATGGCTGGAAGCTGGCGGCAAGCTGGACACAGTGCTGCGCGAAATGGACAAAGGCAAGTACGACGCACCATCGTTCACCGGCCTGAAGATGGGTACCATCAAAGCACTCAAGGCTGGAGATATTGGCACCGTCCTGAAGAACTTGGCCGATGCTGGCTCCAGCAAATTTGTGCAGAAGCTGGCCGGTGCACTAGCTCCGTTAGTTAGCGACGTCAAGGTTGTGATCTCCGAAGACCCCATCATTGTCGATGGCCGCCGCGCTTCCGCAGACTACAACGCCAAGACCCAGACCGCTCGCTTTGATGTTGCGCAGCTGTCCGAAGAAAACGTCCTGCACGAACTGATCCACGCCGCCACGCTCAACGCTTTGCGTCGGCCAATCTCGGCCTTGAACGCTGCGCAGCAGGCTGCACGCCGCGAACTGGAGGCCATGTTCAAGTACATCAAGAACAACAAGGCGCTGGCACGTGAGTACGGTCGTGAAAACGTTGAAGAATTTGCCTCAGAGCTTCTCTCCAACAAAGTGCTGCAAGACAAGCTTAAGGACGTGAAATGGTACGGCGGGGGCAACATGTTCACCCGCTTCATCAACCGCGTTCTGGGCATGCTCGGCCTCAAAGAAGGCGTGGACTTCCGCGCTGGCGCTGTGGACAAAGTGCTCAATCTGTTTGAGAAGACCGCGCCCATCGAGGAAGCCAATACCGTGGCGTCTATCCTTCGCGGTGTGTTTCCCGACAAAGAAACGGTCTATACCGACAAGGTGAGCACTGCTGCACAAGACGCAGCCAAGGCCATGGTAGCTAGTACCCGCAAACTGGGCGACAAAGTTGAAGCCTCGTTCTTCAACCCAACGGCTGGTCTGGCATGGCGCACGCAGCTGTTGGATCGCTTTGCCCCCGTCGAGGCGCTGCTCAAAAAGGGCGTCGAGCGTGGGTTGATTCCAGACATGCAGCTTTTCCAGACACAGTACTACTTGCGTTTTGGTGAGCAGCGTAGCCAGTATGTAGCGCAGGCTGCATCTGTCGGTGTGCCACAACGCATCAAGCAGTCCGACGGCTCCTATACTATTGAGGCCGTCAAAGGAGCAAACATTGCTGACATCGCCAAGACGCTCGGGGACGCAGGTATCGGTAGTGAGCAAGCTGCAGAAGAAATGTTCACTGGCTGGATGGCGGGGCTGCGTGCAGGCCAAGGCAAGATCGGTTGGAATAAGCTGAACTTCAAAGATGCGGCAGCCGCCAAAGCCAACTGGGAAAAGATCAACCAAGAAGTCCAGAGCAACCCGCAGCTCAAGGAAGCCTTCAGCAAAGCACGCGATCAGTACCGCGAATACAACGCTAACCTGCTGAACTTCTTGGCCGATTCTGGTGCACTATCTCGTGAGAAAGCCGCTGAACTGAAAGCGCTGGACTACGTGCCGTTCTACCGGATTGATGGCGACTCCCTGAACTTGATGATCGACAACGAACATCCAGTACGTATTGGAAATATCGCGCAACAACCATACCTCAAAGAACTGGTTGGTGGAGAAGATTCTATCCTGCCCTTCTTCAGCAGCGCGTTGCAAAACACCAACTTGCTCATGGACATGGCGCTGCGTAATATCCAGACCAAGGACGTGGCGTACGTACTAAAGCAGCTTGACGGCGCTGAAATTCGTAACGGTGCAGGTCCTGCGGGTAACAACGTCATTCGTTTCCGTGAACATGGCGAGATGAAGCACGCGATTATCGACACTGACGCCTACGGCGTACCGGCTGAGCTGTTGGTCAAGGGTATGGAAGGTATCAAGACCACCATCCCGGCAGTTGTGCGTTTGATGAAGTACCCGGCTAACTTGCTGCGCAAGACAGTGACAATGTTCCCGACCTATGCAATGCGTCAGGCCGTGCGCGATCCGTTGAGCGCTTGGCTTGTTACTGGCGGTGACTTCACCCCGATTGCAAGCTCCTTCAAAGAGCTTGGCAAGATGGTAGCCGGAAAGAGCGAGCTGGAGGAAACTCTGCAGCATGCTGGCGCTATCAGCAGCAACGTGTTCTCTGGCGATAAGCACGACATGGAGATGATCCTGCGCAGCTTGGCCGGAGGAAAGGGTGGTTGGCAGAAACTCATTGCCAAGGCAGAAGGTCTGGCCATCCAAGGCGATTCGTCTACTCGCGCTGTGCTCTACGACATGTATCGCAAAAAGGGTATGACGCACATGCAGGCGTTGCTTGGTTCGCTGGAGTCCATGAACTTCAACCGCCGTGGTGTGTCGCCCAGCTTGCAATTCATGTCCATGATGGTGCCGTTCTTCAACGCACAGATTCAAGGTCTGGACGTGCTATGGCGGGCTGCTCGCGGACAGTCCCTGCTGGAAAAAGAAATGAACGTCCGTGCCACCATGCTCAAGCGCGGTGCCATGATGGCTGCCGGCACACTTGCCTACGCTGCGCTGATGCAAGACGATGACTCCTACAAGAACGCTACTCCTGAGCAACGCGCCCTCAACTGGCTCATCCCAGTACCGGGTACGGAAGCTACGCTGCGGCTGCCGATTCCGTTTGAACTGGGTTACGCGTTCAAGGCCATCCCCGAGATGATCTACAACGTTGCGCTTGGTGACCAGAAAGCTAGCGATGCCGCAAAAGCACTGGGGGCTCTGGCATATCAGTCGGTGCCGATCGGTATGCCGCAGGCCATCAAGCCGATTATCGAGGTTGCGTCCAACTACTCGTTCTTCACCGGAGACCAGATTGAGACGGCCCGTATGCAGCGTTTGGAAAAGAGCGAGCGCTACACAGCGAATACCTCCGAAGTGGCCAAGATGCTGAGCGCTGCCGTCGGCCACGCAGTGTCTCCAACACAGGTGGAGTATCTTATCCGTGGCTACACCGGTACGATGGGCGTCGCAATGACACAGCTGCCAGACATTGCACTGCGCCCACTGAGCGGCGAAGCGGAGCGTCCTACAAAACTCATCAGTGAGTACCCGGTGGTTGGTACCTTGTTCCAACCACGCGACGGCAGCGGCGTTGTCAACGCGGCATTCGACCGAATCAAGGAGTTCCAGCAAGCGCATACCACGCTGCAGGCCATGATCCAAGAAGGCCGCACAGCAGACGCACAAGCCTTCGCCCAGAAGTACGCTACGGATATTGCGGCCAATTCAATCGGGGGGCAGTTCCGTCAGCAGATGGGGGAATTGGCCAAGCTGCGCCGCGCTGTTACCGCATCGCAGACGCTCACGCCAGACCAGAAGCGCCAGCGTATTGATGAGATCAAGAAGATGGAGCTTCAGCTGGCCCGTCAGATTCGAGCGATTTAACCGGGCGCTGGGGGAGGTAAAACCAAACCCCCAGTAGTCCGTCCTTGATGCAAGGCACCGCCTTGATACGGAGCCGCTGACCTACCGCAGCGCGTAGCCCGAGTTCTCGGGCTTTCTCCGTATCAATGGCCGGTACAAAAAAGCCCTCACCGTGCTTCAGGCGTTCCCATGGATAGTTGATCTTCATCCACAGTCTCCTTTGGGCGGCTGATGTGCATGACGTTGACGCGCATGCTCGGGCCGTTGGTCTTGGTCAGCATGTCCTTCTTCGTGTACGTCACCTTGAACAGCGCCTCCATCTGGCTCTTGAAGTCAGCGTAGCCGAAGCTCATGGACACGCAGTGTTGCTTGAGCAGCTGCTCCTCGATGTAGTACTCTATGTACCCGGGCCTGAGCAGTTCGTGCTCGATGCGCCCCAGCACCTTGCTGCGCGTGATGGAGGTCTCCTTGGTGTCGCCACCGTCGCCCCATGTAGCCATGATGCTGCGTCCCTCGACCTTGCGCACGACAATGAAGCCGCCGTAGTTGTCTCGGGTGTAGGCGTTCAACACGTCCTCCGCCGTGCGCACGTTGCGCCGCAAGTTGCCTCTGGACTTCTCCACAAGCGCTTTGAGAGCATCAACAACGCCGTTGATCGGCACGTTCAGCAGGTTGGCGTACTTCGGGCCCAGCAGTAACGCTGCCGTGACAACCTCCGTGCACCCCGCATGCCAGTAACGCTCGTCATCACTGAACGACAGGGCCTCTTTGAGCCGCGCATGTATTCGACGGTAGGCTTCGGCTGCCACGTCCTGATGACGCACAAGCCAGCGCACCCACGCTTCGCCCGCCACGCCGTAGTTGTCGTTGAGCTTTTTGAGCATCGCGTTCTCGTCGGGCGTCCATGTCAGCGCCACGTTCGGGCTCCACTGCAGCATGCGCAGCAGTTCACCATTCGAGCTGTGCTTACGCGCTCCTGACATGTAGTCTGTCAGGTGGACGTTGCCGGTCATCGTGCAGGTACCACTCCAGCGGCTGTTGTTGATGCGCTCCTTGTTGGCACCGGACTCCATGCGCTCCTTGCCCTGCCCCTCGGTCTGCGAGAAGATGAACGTCGGTGCCCACTCCATGTTGTCCCGCGCCTTGGCAGTGATCTCGTCGATCAGCAGCGGCAGGCTGTTGAGCAAACCCATGCGCTGTTGCATGGCCACGGGGGAGGTTTCAGCGCCCGTCCTGTACTGTGTCGGGTGCCCCCAGACGCCAGCCTTGGCGCTCAATGTAAGTGACTTGCCTGTGCCGGACTCAGTAGCACCGATGTACCAGACGAAGCCATCGTACTCAGAAAAGCGCATCAAGGAGCTGCCGAAGCTGTCCAGACAGAACGCCAGCATGGTGAACATTTTCTTCTTGGCGAATAGGTTCCACACGTCTTGCCAGTCTTCGAGCGTGCCCTTGGACTTCGTGTTGTTGTTGATGTTCTCTAGTCCGGGCATCGGGGTGCGAATCTCCCGGCCATCCTTGGTGAACACACGACCGCTGTACACGAATGAGCCGTCCTTTTGCCAGCCGAACTGTTGCGGAACTACGACAGCCTTCTTGGTCAGCGATGCTTCTTCCACACAGGCACGCACGTAGTCGAACAGGTTGGCGTCGTTGCCTTTACCGAAGCTGGCGATGATGTTCTGGCCGGCCAAGAACTTCACGGTCTCGTCCTTGGACACCACGCACTTGCTTGGCATGGTGATGTGCTTGGCTCCGTCAGGACGGGTAGCGACAAGGTGCACCGCGTAGTCTTCTTCCTGCTGCAGCATGTCAACGACAAACAAGTCATAGGCAAGGATTTGCACCTGTTTTTTGGACTTGGTGCCATCGCCGTCCTCGATCGTGCGCTCACAGTACACACCGCCGTTGGTGCCATAGTTGTAACCGCGTGGTGGCGCTGGGCGCTTAACGACCAGACCGGTTGACGGGTCTTCCACGGACACGCCTTGCTCGTCCTCTTGGTACAGCGCGTCTTCCGGCATTTCCTGTACAGGCGTCAGGTCGATCAGCTTCTCGGTGTTGTCCGTCTTGATCTCGCGGCCAAGCCGCAGCGGGTTTGTAATCTTGCCAAAGTGAGGGCAGCCAGCGCACAGGCCGGGGTTCTCACTGTCCATCTTCACGCACGGGTACGGGCCCTTGATGGCCGCCAGCTTCTCGCGCATGCGTTGAGCAGGGTATGGGTGCAGTTCGCTGAGCCATGTGCTCCACTCGTCGCCGTCTTCGCACACCTTTGTCCACGAAAGTAGCCCGCGCCAGATCGGCTCCAGTCCGTCTTCCTTGGGGTTGTCGATGTAGTTCTTGAGCTGGGCGCAGCCCACGCCGTTCATGGTGGCGTCGTAGATGGGCTCGAAAAGCGTCATGCTGTTTTGCATGAGCTTGACCTGCGTAGCGTTCGGGTCGCGCTTGAGACGTTGGCCGGGGATGGCCTCAAATTTTGGTGCGTGGTGCTCTGGTGCCAACAAAGAGTTGATGACTGTTCCCAACTGCTCCAGAGAGAAGACATCGCCCTGCCCCATCAACTTGACGGGTTTCGGCGTGCCGTACTTCTTCTTGAAGTTGGTTGTGCCCGGTACACGCAGGACACGGGCGGCGTCAGCCGTCACGGTCATGTCGATGGCCAGCGCTTCTTGCTTGCACAGACGCTTGAAGTTCTCAGCAACAGGTTTCCAAGAAACGATGTCGGCTTCCTTGTCCAGCGGCCAGTAGCAGTGCAAGCCACCACCAGACGCTACGATCCACGGCGTGCCCAGATCGGCCAGTCCGGTCTTTTCCAGAAACGTGTTGAGCGCAAGGGCCGCAGCCTTCTTGGACTCGTAGCCGTCCATGTCGATGAACAACGATTTCACAAAACGTGCGTTGTCCGCCGTGCGCTTGCCGGACTCCTCAAAGGTAGCCAGCGCGAAATACACGTCGCGGTCTGCGCCGTGCCACTTGTTTATGGTGGGTTCTAGGTCTTCAAGTTTCTCCTCGTACGCATGCGCTTTTTTGTTTGAACTCAGCTCTGCCGCACAGTAATACCCATGTCCCGGGGACGGCAAAACCACCGCTAGAAATTCAGCGGGTGTCATAGTTGTCCTCGGTTATTTCAGATCGTCGGCCAGTGCTTCTTTTTCTTTGATCATGCGATCAAGGCGCTTGATGAGCTCGTACGTCCAGTCTGCATCCAGCTTGCCGTACCCTTGTAGATATGCGTAGTTGAGCAGTTCTTCGTCGGTCAGATTTTGTGGTCGAATGCCTTGCATGCTTTGCTCCATGCCTCCTCGGCTGTGCCGGAAGACTGTAAGATTTTGAGAAGATTGGTGACGTTGGGGCGGTATGCAACAAAGACTTCGCCGCCTTCAAACCAGTTGTACACAGTCTGGCGGGTTGCCCCGGTCAGCGTAGCAATCTTGGTCACAGGGAAGTCGAGGTGCACAGCCCAGCGCCCGAGCTGGTTTCCCAGCGTCTTGGGTGCTTTTCGGACGTTGCCCTTGATTTGATCGGAATAGGCCATGGTGTTGAAGGGGGCCGAAGCCCCCGTTCTCCTTACTCGTCGTCCCAGTCGTCGACCATCGACGCCAGATTGTTTTTAGCCGCAGGCACAGCGCTGGGCTTCTTCTCTTCCTTGCGGACTACCGGCTCATCGGCTTCTTCCACAGGCGCAGCGGCAACCTTCTCAGCCTTGGCTTTCTTAGCCTTGGGAGGAGGCGGTGGTGCTTCCTCGTCGTCACCATCGTCAGCAGGCGCGGCTTTGGCAGCGGCGGGGCGCTTACCTTCCAGCGGTGCGGCTACCTTGGGCACGCTGTCCATCTTGGCCACGCTCATGGTGATAGCCTTGATGGCGTCGTCGGATGCGCCTTGCTCCTTGATGGTGGGGTACTCATCATCGGTCAACCAGCGCATGGCCTTGAAGAACAGCTTGGGGTTCTCTGCCTTGGTGTCGAACTTCATGCGCGTCACGACCTCGGATGGGTCAATGTTCTGCGCGGCCAGCCAGCGTGCATACGCTTGCAGCGGACGGTTGTCGCCATCTTCCTTGCCGAAGATAGAAGTAGCGGGCAGCGCCAGCTGCATCACATCGCCTTCCATGTCGTTGGCCAGCACCACAGCCAGACGCTGTTGGAATTTGCAAGCACGGCTGTCGCCTTGGCCGGAGCCGGCAATGTTCTGCGCACACTCGCGGCAGTTGGAGGACTGCTTGTTCTCGCTGTCAGGGCTTGGCGTTTCACCGTCGGCAGACCAGCAGTCAGGAGGCGCTGGGTTGGCCGCATCGTACTGAGCCATGTAGAACACGCGGGAGACTTTGGGGGCCGCATTGACCAGCACCACGTCCAGATAGCGTTCGTCAATGGCCGCAACTTCTTTGCCGCCAGCAACCAGACGGAACACACCGCCTTTGATGGAGATGCGCTTACCGCCACCACCGCCACCACCTGCGAGTGCTTTGGCCATGGCAGACAGCTCGCCGCGCTGCTTGGCGAATGCGGGTACTTGGCCCGGGTTGAAAAGTGCTACGTTACTCATCTTGAGTTCTCCTTACTTGGTGGGTTTGCGAACAGAAATGGCGTACTCCGTCATGGAGTTCAGGCCGGGAGGTACGACGCCGGGGTTCTCTTCCAAGAACGTGGCCATGTTGGTCTGCGCGATGCGCTTCTCAAGCAAGTCTAGTGCGTCGTGGTTTTTGATGAACTCCTTGAAGGAGTCCCAGTCTTGGGTGTTGTAGCGCGTCTTGGTTGACAGCACCACCGTACCGTTGTCGGTGCGCACAGAGTTGACGCCCATCACGAGCATCTGATCCTTGAGCGCAGTCTTCACTGCATCTTGCTGACGCTTGATCTCCTCGACAGCTGCGTCATACTCAGTTGTGAGTTCCTGAATCTTGGCAGCCATCTTGCGGTAGACCTTGGCCAGCTTGTCCATAGGGATGGCAGCCAGCGCAGCAGCTTCTGCATCTTGTGGAGCCTGTTGCGGCGCCTCATCGTCTAAAAGTTCCATGCGAGTTCCTTTGTTTTGTTTGTCTAGGGTTTGACACTGTACTACGATTTTTTGGCTTTGCAACTCCTTTCCTCAAGAATTTTTTACTTCACTATCGAACAGTCCAACGAGCAACGCGTTGTCAGAAACTTTGGTGTTCATTGCCTTGAAAAGTTTCTTCTCGATGGGGCTTGACTCGATGTGCACCACAGTAACTTTGTCGGAGTCTTGACCTTTACGATCAGCTCGTGCTATGCACTGGATGTACTGCTCCACGCTCATGAGCGGGCCATAGAACACCACGGTGTCAGCTGCCGTTAAGGTAATGCCGTGTGCCGTTGCAGCTGGCTGCATGACGAGCACGCGGGGGCCGCGCATGCTGTTGATTGTGGTGCGTGTCTCAACGTCAGGGCAGTCGCGGGCGCTGAGTCCTTGGAACTCTTCAATGATCTTGCCGCGCTTCGTCGCACTCACGTCGCCGTGAATCTGCTCAACCGCTACGCCTTGCTTTTGCAGGTGCCGCACGATGGTGTCGATGCTGGAGCGGAACAGCGCGAAGATTATGACCTTACGGTTGGTTTCTTCCAGCACTTCATCGAGCACGTTCAAGCGCGGTGCAGCGTCGAACTCCACAACTTCCTTGTCGTCAGTGTACGCAGCGCCGCAGGAAATCTGCAGCAGCTTGTTCACCGCAACGCCAGCGTTGACTGCGCTGATCGTCTCACCCGCCGCACGCACCAAGAGCTGCTCTTTGAGCATCTTGTAGTACTTGTTCTGCTGGGCAGTCATCGGCACTTCGCGTGTGATCGTCATGACAGGTGGCAGATCAAGACACTGGGCTTTTGTGAAACGAATTGCAGGTTGCAGTGCACTGAACACTGTTGCCGTAGCGTCCGCTTTGGGGGCCCACTTGAACATGGTCACCTTGTTCATCACCTTGTCGCGCCATGCCGTGAAAAACTTGGGCACGCCCGCAGGGTTGACCAGCTTGGCCAGACCGTACGCATCCACAGGGGACTGCGATGCCGGGGTACCTGTCATCATCCACAAGTAGGTCTCAGGCTTGATGATGCTTGCCAGCGCCTTCCAGCGCCGCGTGCTCGGGTTCTTGTACGCGTTGGCTTCGTCAACAATGACGAGGTCGAACTTGCCGTTGGCATTGATCTCGTCCGCAATCAGGTTCAAGCCATCGTAGTTGGTGATGACGATTTCGTAGTCGCGCTGAATCATCTCGATGCGCCGTGTCGACTGCGCATGGTGGGCCACCACAGCAGAGCGATGAATCACGCTGGAGTTGATGTCGCCCATCCACGCACTGTGCATGATGGACAGCGGGCACAGAATCAACACACGACGCACATCACCGCGCTTCATGAGATAGTCTGCAGCCCACAAGGCGCTGAGCGTCTTGCCCGTACCGGGGTCGTTGAACACGAAGGCTCTTCGATTGAGCGTCAAGAAACCAGCGGTCTCCACTTGGTGCTGCATCGGCTTGTACTTACCCGGCCAGTCGTAGCGTCCAGCGATTGGGCTTGGCGCGTTCTTCACCCCGAGGTTGCGCAGCACTCGCGCTTCGTCCAGACCCCAGTACACAGCCACCTCATACGTGCCGTTCTTCTCAGAAAGAACTTTGTGCTTGGGAATGACGCTGTACTTGTGCGGGTTGCGTGTGCGCAGCACAAGCGCTTTGTTGTCAATGATCTGCATTACACGTCTTCCTTCAGGCGGCACCAACCATGAACCGTTTCAAACAAACCGCTTGCGCTAAGGCGTGTGCACGCGTGAGAATAAAAATCGTATTTATGCTCATCGTTGCCGTTAACCCATTCGTCACCGTACTTAGCCCGCCACAACGTAACCAGCTGTGACAACGGTATTTGATACGCTTCGAGCTCGTTCGGATTGAATGTTTTGATAGGTGCTTGTATGCCGGCATTTACCCGGCGCTGCTTTGCTTGGTTGTACTGGTTCCCCAGCACACCAAGCTGTTGCGCTGAAGCGATGTTCTGCACCTCTTGAAAAGCGCCTATCTGATTGGCAAGCCCTTGGCCGTAACTGGCGCTATCCAGCGCGTGGCTACTTGTCTCGCTCGCCAGCACGCCGGGGGCAAGCCCGGTGCTTTGATCCCATAAGCTCATGGTTGTTCTCCTATTCAGGTTTGCGACAGACGAAGCGCGCTCTGTCTGTCAGGTAGTGTTGTTCTAGCTGGCCTGTTTGTCGCAGGCGTTTGTACACACGTGTGAATGTTTGATCGTCCTCTAGCTTGTCGAGGTCAACCCATTCATTGCCGAATCGAGCAACCCACAGGTTGAGCAGGTCTTCGATCTTCGCCTCGAATATCTCACTGGTCAGGTCAGCCATGTTGATTCGATCGAGGTCTGTGATGACACCGCCCGGGGCGGTGATGGTGTGTGTCGGGCCAGTGCTACCGAACGGACCACCACTGCTGGTACTGATTATGTACGGCGAGCTTGTGGTGGTCGTTGTGTCCGTTATGTACGGGAGTCCTGTCAGGCTCATTTGATCGAGTGGTCTGCGTTGCGTTTGTACGTGCGGTTGGCGCTCGCGGTCTTCACCGTGAGGTTGCTGCGCGTCGTCGTGCCACCTTTGGACAGCGGCTTCTTGTGGTCAACGTCCTTGCCGTCGCCCTTGTGCACGACACCTTCCTTCATCAACATGCGACGCGCTTTGTTGCGCGCTGCACGGGCCTTCTTGGCCTTCTCGGTTTGATCGTACGCCGGGTAGCTGGCGCGGTCTTCTTTGTTTGCGTAGGGCATGATGGCTCCTTAGTGTTTAGGGTTGAACTCGCAGCCGGTGACTTGGCACCATTTGCAAAGTGGGGTTTGATTTGGATTCCACACGTTGTTGTCGAAACAAGCCTCCAGTCTAGCCGTGCGCTCACGATAACGCCACCATGCTGCATGCTTGGCGTCGCGCATCATTTGCATCTTGACCATGGAGTTCTTGACGATGAACAGCAGCGCTGAGTTCACCTTGCGGATATGGGGGAAGTGCTCGAACACCATGATGGACATCAGCACCAACTGATCACGGTCTGGGTACTTGTCGTTGCCCGTCTTGTAGTCGATCACCCACGCTGTAAGGTTGTCGTCATCTACGATCAGCAAGTCCGCGATGCCGCGCACCCAGACGTTGGGGTCTTTCCACGGCACAGGCTTGAGATCAGTGGTCAGCGCCATTTCGTACTCGGCCAACTTGCGACCGGGTTTCTTGAGCAAGCTGTCCACCACGTCTTTGAACTGCGCGTGTTCAGGAGGGATGGGTTTGCCGTCGCGCACATACAGCTCAAGCGACTCATGCACTTGGTTACCGTAGCGCGTTGCCTCGGTCTCTTGGAACGGGTACTTCTTGAGCACCTTGACCTCGTGGTATCGGCGCTGACAGCCCTCGAAGTCTTTGAGGGAGGAGTGTGACCATGCTGGTTTTTTCATGTGCTTTCCTTTTTGCTGCTTGCCGCAAGCTGTTGCGCAAAGTCGTAGTACTCATGCGGAGGAACCACGCGCACAACGGCTACGCCGTCTTTGTCGAGCGTTGTCACCATCAGGCCCATGCCAAAAATCAGGGCGTTGACCATCAGTTGTTCTTGAGAGTTTTCTGGAATGTTGTTCATAACTTGTTTCCTAGTTCTTTGAGGCGGTTGTACATGAGCATGTATTCGAGGGCGTCTTGCAGTGTTTGGTGGCAGGAGTACCCGATGTAGCTTGCGCTGTTTGGGCGCACCATCCATTGGTCGCCGTCAGTATCCAGTCTGACGTCCCAGTCTGCGTACTCGAACAGGATTTTGATGGCATCATCGTCAAGCGCCTCAGTCGAATTTTGCGGAGTGGATGGCATCGTTGAGCCTCTTGGAAAACTCAAGCACAAACTTCTCGTCGGTAAACAGGCGGTGCCCCATGTCGAACAGGATGCCGTGCGTGACCTCGTGCCAGAAAGTCTCTGCGCGTTCCTTGGGCGTACGCTTTTTGCGAGAGATGTTGTGATAGTGCGCAACGTGGATGTCCGTGTTGGCGTAGTCGATGTAGCCGACGGCCCCTTTGAACGGCACAAACTGTGTGTGCACAATCTTGTAGCGTGTCTTGCCTATCTTGAGGCTGGTTGGTATGGGCATGTTCATGGTTGTTCTCCTGTCAGTTCTTGGCAAGGCCATATCTACGGTGAGCGCCACCGTCAGCGGCCAGAGGAATCCCCGGCAAATACTTCGGCTCCACGGTCATCTGCGCCAAGACCCAAGTCTTAGCGTCAGCAACCTCTGCATCTGGCACAACTGCAATCAATTCATCATGCACTGTGCCTGCCACGGGGTACTTCTTCGCCACCCGCAACATTCCGTCCGTCATCACAATCCGCGCTGTACCCTGCACCACGTTGTTCGTGATCTTGCCGGGATACAGCTTCGTCGCATCTTCACCGTACACCCACTGCAGGTCGCCGTCTTTGATCGAGCCGTCCGGCTGCTTGACTTTCTCGCGCTCTTGCCGCAGGTTCGGGTACAGGAGACTCATGCCGTTTGGCAATACGATCTCCTCCTTTTTGAAGGTAAGGCATTTATACACTACCTCTTTTCCGCCGTAAAGGGACTTCTCCAAAAGATGTCCACACATCTCCCAGAACGCCACCACAGGGTGCGCCGTGGCCCGGTATTTGTCGATGATCATCTTGGCCGCAAGGCAGTGCACCAGCAGCTCCTCGTCGGTGCAGGTGTGGGGAATCTCCAACATCTTCTTCTCGTTGTCCTTGTAGCTCAAGAACTTCTCGATGTGCGCTGACGTGACGCCCAGCTTCTTTGCAAACGCTTTGTCGTACCGGACAGGCGGCGCACCGAGGAAACCAACGAGTAGCTGCGCGGCGAAGCTGGCCCACCCCAGTCCATAACCGCACCCCAGAAGCGCTGACTTGGCCGACTGGCGCAGGTCAGGGTGGCTCTCTTTGGTCATTCCGGGGATGTTGAACATCTGAGCACCGAACGCTGCGTAGGGGTCACCGCCTTGCTTGAAGATCAGCAGCATGTCCTCGTAGTCGGCCAGCCATGCCAGCACGCGGGGTTCGATCTGAGACAAGTCACCGACGACAAGCTGGTGCCCCTCTGGGGCCATGATGGCCTTGCGCAGAAACGAGCCGCGCTTTAAGTTCTGCATGTTGATGGCCGAGCCCTTGGCTGCTGTCCAGCGCCCAGACTTCGCGCCGTAGTACGAGAGCGGTACAGGTAGTCTTCCACGCTTCGAGATGTCCAAAAACCGCTGCGCCCGCGTACGCTCTGTGGTCGACTTGACCTTGAGGCGAGCTTCACAAAGAGCGGCAATGTCTTCGTTGTCCCCGTTAAGCATCGCTTGAAAAAGCGCGTCGTTCTTTGCAAGAGCAAGCGTCTGTTTGCCAGTGGTCTTGCTTTTCTTGTACGGAGGTGTTGCGCCAAGCGATAGGAGGACTTCTGCAAACTGCTTGTTGGATGCGAGCGATGCTTCGTCCACGCCGATTTTCTTGAGTAGTGCTTCACGTTTTTCCTTCTCCTCACCAAGCGCATCGACCAACATGTTTTGATCAAGCTCCAGCAGTGGTCGTGTGTACATCTTGAGCGTCATGTCGATCAGGCGCAGCTCCGACTTGGGGTACTGCCAGCCGCCTAGCTTGAAGAAAATCTGCTCACACAGCCACGTGTCATGGCAGCAGTACTCGGCCAGAATCTTCTCAACGCGTGGCGGCAACGCGTCAAGGATGTTTTCCGACGGACTCAAGCCGTCGCCCTTTGGCGGCAGGCCGAACTGCTCTGCAAGTCTCTTCAGGCTGTTGCCTACTTCAACCCCACGCAGAGCACGCCCCATGCTGAGGGTGTCCATGATGAATGCCGGATGAGCGTTGTAGTGCCAAGCCATTACTGACACATCGAACATGGCGTTTTGGGCCAGCACAGCAGTCCTGCTCCAGTCAATCGAAGCGAAGAACGCCGGAAGGTCTCTGCGTGTCACCCATACCGGTGCGTCGTCGCTGCCCAACCACTTCCACGACAACCCCCACGCCTTGAATCGTGGGTCGCGTACGTACTCTTCGTTGGTCTGGTGTGTGAAGCCCAGCTGAATGTCCGCTGCGCGGCCCCACGAAGTTTCAAAGTCAAGCACGACGGCTTGATCAAACGGTTTGCTCATAGTTCTCCTCAGTGTGCTTGGTAGTGTTCGGGCATCTTCTGGAACGCCTGAAGGTTGAGCCTGTCGTAGCAGGCGCTGACCATGCCTGCTGTATCCCATGGGTCGGCGTTGATGCTCAACGTAGCCATGACCTCGTCGTTGCTCATGATGATTACGGCCCTCTGATTGCGCTCGTCGTCATAACAGGCTGCCAACATGGTCAGCATCTCTGCGAAGTGTTCCTTCTGTTCTTTGCTGCCGTGCTTGGACAGCTTCATGATTGCAGCGGTGGCTGCTGCCGAAATTGTTTTGCTTACTTCATCCACTGTATGTCCTCCATAGCTTGTAGTGTGTGCGCCAACAGGGGCAGTGTTGTTTCGTTGATCACAAGGGCGACGCCCTTGCTTGCACGTATGCGCTCGATGTTGGCGTCCTGCAGTGCAGTAGTCTTGCCCTTGCCCGCCTTTGCCTCGATGGCAAGAAAGAACCCATTGTGGCAACACAAGAAGTCAGGCACGCCATGATTACCCATACCATTACTTACCGGCATAACAAAGTAAACGCCTGCGTCTTTCAGCATTTTCTTAATCTGGGACTTAACGCGCCCCTCGGGGGTTGTAGCCATCGAGTGTTCCTTTCTTTCTAAGCTGTGCGTACACGGCACCGTTTGTTACACCAAGCTTGCGTGCGGCTGCTGTTGCCGACATTCGCACCCCATCCAGTACTACCCACACCGTAGAGCGCCTGTTTGTTGCCTGCACAACAGGTGTAGCCCAGCGTACGTTACCGGGTTCGTACCCTTTTGTTGTATCAATACGATCTAGCGTCGTGTTAGGCGGTCTGTCTCCTACATCCGAGCAAAACCGTTTGAATGACTTTGCCCACGGGGCATAGAACGTAATACCAACAGCGCCGTAGCGGTAGAAATCCTTATCGGACGGTTCCAAGCAGCGCCGACGCGCAGATATGTAGCTGTTATATTCCCGCTGGTGCGCTTGTCGCCAAGGGTCTGTCGATTGTTTGTTTCGCTCGATGAGCTGCTTTTTGTGTAAACATCCGCAGGAGCGGGCAGCGCCGGAGGTGACGTCGTTTGTCCGCACAACAACTCGCTGCCCGCAATCGCATACCGCCCTCCATACCGCTTGGTTTTTAGGGGTGCGCCCTAAGTACTCTTCTATCTGTAGCAGATCAAACCGTGTACCGATAAGCTCTGCGGAACGGCCTGTTTTCTTTACTTTCGCCTCGGGGGTCATTGCCATTAGAAATCCTTGTCCTTGATTGCAAACGGTCGCTGCGCCTGCAGGGCGGCAGCATCTTTGTACATCGCGGCTGCAACTTTTTCGTCGCCAATGCTTACGCGACTCGCGGGGGTGTTGTCGCAACCAAAGAACGCATCCAAGTCCGCGCCCTTGAGGTGCTTGAAATCGCCTTCGTATTCAATCACGACGCCCACTATGCGGAAGAACTTATAGATCGTGTGGTACACGCGCAGCGAGGCCGTTGTTTCTGTTGCGGTGCGTACACGTATTGCGAGCGCTTCGCGTGCTGCTTCTGCTGTTGCAGCGTAGCTGCGCACAATCGCCAACTCTTTTTCCAGCGCGTCCATACGCTCTGCCTGCGCCGCGTGGGCTAGCCGCTGCAGCGGCGGCTTTTTCCACTGTGCTTTCTTCATGGTTGATTCTCCGTAATAGGTTTGTAGGAAGTAGGGGGACAGCAGATTCCGCGCCCCCTGTCGCGGTGAGGAGTAATGGGTAAGATAGGCAACCTCGGGCTGAGCACCCTCTTACCCCGCGAAGCGTAGTCACATCTGCAAGGATCGTACGCCGCGCCAACCATGGACTCAGCCCTTGGTGTTCTGTCGCTGGTGCGCTTGTTGGTTGCGAACTTCTGCCAGCTTCAACGCGTAGTGCCGCGCCTTGTTGGCGTCGTCACTGTCTTTCTTGCCTTGGCGCATGCCGTATTTGATCACATTGCCTTTGAGGTAGCCGACCCATTCTTCGGGCGTCAGTACCGCCTCCATCACAGCCCACGGCTGGATGCCCATGTCTTTGTAGTGTTGGCCGCCCACTTGCAGATCGTCTGCAGCCATGCCGTTGATTCCGGGTTTGATCGTGTTTGTCATAGCAGTGCTTCCTCTGTTTGGTTAATCGTTTGTTTCTCTATTGACCGGTGCATCGCCGGCAAAATCGCGCCGTCCACGCGGTCGAACGGCCACCACTTCCTTTGTTGGATGAGGGCAATCGTCTGGCGGCGTGACAACACACCAGATCGGCGTGTATCGCTGTCCGTTTTGTTCCCACCTGTCGATGTAGGTGTCGGGCATGAACTTGAGATACTTCGTGACATTGTATTTGTCCCTATCAGTGAGCTCCGCTAGTTTGGCAGCGGTGAAGCCGTCTGGGTGCGCACGCAGCAGCGAGCGCAGGTCTCGTACTAATCCTGTTCTCATTTCTCGTGCTTGTTCTTGAAGGGTTTAACAGATACCGTTGCGCGTGAGTACACGCCAAACTGTTTGTACGCAATAATTTCTTCTTCGCGCTTGCGTGACATGCCTTTCATGTACCCAACATCTTCACCCTTGGCGCGGCGTGTGTCCACACTGTCGGATGCGATTTGGCCAGTCGTTTTTCCCGATTCTCCTTTTGGTCTGAAGTACGAGTCCTGCACGAAGATGCTGTCGCGCTGGTGCTTGTGCCACAGGAAGGGGGAGTGTTCATTACACGTGCATTGCATTCATATCTCCTGACATGCGTTGCAGCAACTCTTTGGCTGCCGCCCGAGCGCGATAGTCTGCGTGAACCTGCTTACGGCTCTTTGACGGACGGGGTGCGTCCACACCTTTGCCCAGCATGTAGATGCGCGTCTGGTGTCTGCCCTCGCCGTCCCACGTCACGATAAACGCAGCGCCCGACTTGTGCAGGTGGTACGTGTAGTCGTAAACGGTCAGGATGTGCAAGCCGGTTTCTTCTGCCAACTCACGACAGGTGCGTGTCCCTTCCATCAACAGGCGTATCAGTAGCGCGTAGGTGAACGCCCCCATCTTCTTTGCCCGCTTGGCTCCGGGCTTCCTGCGCCCCGTCACGTCCATGTTGGTCTTGATCATTTGTGTTCTCCTTACTGCCGAAAATTTTGTTCCAGTTCGCAGCGAACGCTGCGTCATCGCGCTGTTTTCTTGGTGCGCTGCCCTTGCCGCCATCACTCATGGTTCTTCTCCTTGACTCAGTGGTCGCCTTAAGTGCCCATATAACAAACATCCCGGCGATAAACGCCAGCAATAAATCCCACTCTGCTTCACTCATGCGTTCTTCTCCCGCAGCTTGGCTTCGATGGCGCGGACAAATGCAAGCCACCCCTGTTGTTCACGCACGGTGTCGTTTATTTCCAATATTTCCTCTTTTGTCAGCCCTACCCACGGCTTGCTTGCTGGTGGGGATGTGTAGAGCTTTTTGTTTTCCATCTCCAGTGCAATTTGAACTTGCTTGATGTCACCCGCATACAAAGCATTCATCGCACCCCACACTTCTTTGTATGTGACGGCCACCGGCTCCTGCTGCTGTGCTGGCTTAGGAAATGCCCGAGCACCTGCGGGTGGGGATGTGTAGAGGTTGTCTCCGCGCTTGACTCCAAGCTGAGTCAGCAAGCTGTCGTTGTTGTAAACATCCTCCACGCGACAAAACGGTATAGTCGCCACCGGCTCCTGCTGCTGTGCTGGCTGCTCTTCGTCACTACGTGACTGTGCCCCGTCCGGTACGGACATAAGTGCTTCGCTTTTGCTCGCTAAAGCTACGCGAATGGCGGTGATGGCTGTAAATGCCTCATTGAGCAAAGACTGATTGGGAAGCCCTGCGTCAATCATGTAGTAGTGGCATTTTTTCAACGCCTCCAGCGCCAGCTTCAAAGCCTCTGTTTTCTTGTCAGTCATTTCAATACTCCAGTGATAACGCCGATCAAATACCCGAGCGTAAAAGCAACCATTGGATGGCAAAGAAATTTGAATACCTTATCCATTGTTCTTCTCCTTGAGCTGCTGCGCCACTTCCGGAAGGTCATGCCATGAGTGCAGTGATAGTTCTGCTGGCTGTCCTTTGAGAGCGTTTGCAGTGCGTGTCAGGATGTCTGCAAGCTGATCGCGTTGCGCTGTAAGTTCTTCAAGCTCCTGCTGCTGTGCTGGCTGTGGGGCAGGATAGATGCACTCACCACCAAAACACTCTCCGTGTTCCATGCACTGCTGCTGTGCTTTGAATGCCGCAAGATCTTTGCTCAGACGCTCGCACTCGGGGCAGTAGCAGGACTGTCCTTGATCTTGTGCTGGCTGTGGCTCAGAAAAGCCTAGCATTTTGTTGGTAGTTCTTGCCATATTCCACGCTGCACGAAACGCCTCGTTGGTTTGGAAACCGACATCGCGTTCGTAATCGGCAAGCGTGGGCCATGCGTAGTCAGTACGTTGCTGTGCTGGCTGCTCGGCCAGTGCGGAGCGGATGGAGTTCATTACATCATTTGAACAGCATGGAGCATAGCCAACACTTTTTCCGCTGTGTATCCATTCGTGCCACTCCAGCGCCAGCTTCAAAGCCTCTGTTTTCTTGTCAGTCATTTCGTCTCCTTCAATCGGCACTCATAAACCGTATCGCTGATGCGAAAAGAACCAAGCGTTCTGCAATCTGTGGCAATAGAGGCTGCGCTGATAATCCAAACAAGACAGAGTACAGCAGCAACACAAATTGCTATGACGAAATTCAAAAATGGATCGTCAGTCATTTCATTTCTCCTCTTGCTCGGATGGCTGCGGCGCACCTTCTTGCTTCCATGTCTTCACGGTTGTTATCTCCCATGTACCTTGCATCACACACCTTCGCACACGCCTCGTTTTCTTCTGCTCTCGCGGCAGCAGCACCAGCGGCGTAGACAAGCTCACACAATCGGCGCACTTCAGGCCAGACACCGACAGACGCAAACCCCTCGGCTTCAACTTGCCGCGCCATCTTGATGATGTCTTCTCTGTTCATTCACTTTCTCCTTTCTTACACGTGCAGCATCGACCTTGGTCGCAGTCCCCGGTGCACTCCGACTTCTCAGCCAGCAGTGCAAGCAGGAAGCTGATGAGCGTGCCCATGATCACCGACACAGCGGCGATCACGAGTACCATGTAGAAAAAGTACGTGGCAAGTTGCCAAAGTCCGTAGCTCATTTCATTTCTCCTTTGTCGCACGTACAGCTCCGTCCTTGGTCGCAGTCGCCAGTGCATTTACTCTGAGGTACGAACGCGACGAGTAGCTGCAAGATGCTGCCAACAACGACAACAACCGCAGCTACTACCACGACACCGTAGAACATCGACAGCAATAAATTCCACAGTCCGATCGTCATTTCACACCTCTCAGGCAAACAGTTCTTTGAGGTAATCGTACACCGCTTTGGCCTGCTTTGGTGTCAAACGTTCAACAATTTTTTCAGCACTGAACTCGTCTTGTACTGACGTGTTTGCAACAGATTGAACCGCTGCTTTTGTTTTAGGTTTCTTCTGCTCAGCCTGCTGCTCTTTGAGCTTTTTACGCGCAGCGCTGCCTTTGAGTGGGCGGTACTCCGTCGTGGCTGCAGCCAGTTTCCCATAGCCGTCTTCTGTCACCAGCCCCTGTGCAACCAACTGCCCGAGGATGGACGTTGTCGAGCTTTTCTTGAAGCCTTGCTGCTCCAGTGCGTTGGAGATTTCAATACGCTTCTTGCCGGGGTTGTTGAGCACGTAGTCGAATGTGACGCGTGTCACGTTGTTGGTCACTGTGAAGTATGGGCGTTCTGTTTGCATGGTTGGTTGCTCCTTTGTGTTGTACTCGATCTTTGCTGCGTTGCCTTCGTCATCCCACTCGTCGGGGATGGGAGAGAAGTGCGCTTGCGTTTGGGTCATGGCTTTTGCAAAAGCCTCTTGGATGGAAGAAGACATGATGAC